AAATTTCCCCAAGTGAACCAACGTTGGCTTCCAGAATGTCTGTCAGATAATTAACTACGTTCCCAGATTTATCAAACCCGTACATGAACTGGGTGATAGCACTATCGGAACCACTGTCTATAAGCTTGCCATCTACCCAACGATCTCCTGGGTTTGCACCAAGTCCTAGTAAGGTATCGGAGCCTGTTATATCTTCTTCAGACAACCGTATACCCATATCTCTGTTGTCTTGCTCAGTAGAAAATTTACGAACTAAGTTATCGCTTGCCCACTGGTCCCCCGGTAGAGCACCCTTGGTCATCAGGGTAGGACTACCTTGGATGTCTTCCATAGTAAGTGTTATAGGATCAGCCATTGTTATTTCCTATTTTCATTTAGGAGCAAAGCTATCTTTTCTTTCAACAGGAGTACCGCCGGATTTTGCAGGTGCTTTTGCTACTATACGCCTAACGGCTTCGCTTACTGCGTCAGCAGAACTTATCGTTGGGTTTGCATTCTGTATAGTAATAGCTTCCGTTGCTATAGCAGTTGCTACTGTGTCCGTAGTCGGGGCGTTGCCAAACGTTCTGGTCCACCAGTTCCCATCTGTCTCGTCTATAATTTTTTGAGCAGCACTGTCTACGCCAACTTGCGATTTAAATGCATCTAGTTTAGCCTTGGTAATAACAGGAGGTTTCGTTCTATCTCTGGCTTCGCGTTGCTTTGCAAGATCAAGTCTTGTAGTATCTCGCGCATCTTTGTTACGACGGTACTCGTTTTCTAAAGCCGTTTGCTCAGCTGATTGGTTCAGCTTTTGTTGCTCCCCAGCGTCCGCTAGTTTCTGTTGGTTCAATGCTGAACCAGCCAGGCCAAAACTCGTCAGTGCATTGACGCCGGGAGTCAACATTTCTGGCCTCTGGAACGTCTCCATCAACCTACCCATGATTCCTCTCCAGTCAACGTCACCTAGTAGACCAGAAATGGAATTACTTTGCTTTTGATTAAATGCTATATCAGAACCTACATCTGCATATTTAACTGCCATCCCCTCTGGTTGAGCAAGGAGACCAGGTACTGCTGTAGGAGGTACTGCCTGCTGAGGTACTGTTGTAGGAGGTACTGCTTGCTGAGGTACTTCTTGGGTAATAGGTATTGTTACTGACTGTTGCATTCTCCTCTTATAATTTTCTTCAGCAAGTGCACGCTGTGCCTCAATGTCTTGCCTAAGTTCAGGAGTGGGGCCATCTCCATAAGCAGCAAGTTCTTTAAATAATTTTACTCTATCACGTTCTTCGTCTCGCGCCTGAATTAATCGCACCTGCTCTGGGCGTAGCCTTATACTACCTCGCGTGCCGTGACTGCCTAAAAGACCTGTAGTTTTTACTTTATCTGCCATGTTCTATATCCTAAACCAGGCTTGAAATTTTGGGTGCACGAATCTTTTCGCCTAACAGTGTTTTTACCAGCTGAGCAACTCGTTCGTTATACGCTTGGGAAGATGGTGGTGCGTAGAGAGAGTCAGTAGGCCTATATCCTCTTACGCCAGCATTAGGAAAATTGACACCAGGCAGACTACCACTTTTTCCTATTACTTGTGGAGACCCGTCAAACGTGCTACCAAGTTTAGATAATGCTCCTGAAGCCTTCTTACTGTCCCACTTACTATCCTTAAAGTATTCCATTTCGCCCGTAGATGGATCAAGTGTAGCAGTGTACCCTGAGAGACTTCCTTCTTCGTCCGTAGCCCAATCTCCGAAAAGACTTGTATCGTCATCTTCCCCGTACATAAATCCGTCTTTTATTTCAGAAGAAGGGTCGACACTGCCGTCAAAAAAAGAGCCGACACTATCACTGGCAGAACTAAAAGCGTCCTCAATGCCAGTACCTATAGAGTTAAAGAAATCACCCATCTTAATCTCCTATGCCAGCATAGTTGACCATCAGGTAACCATCTTTGCCCTTGATGACAGAACTAGGTTTGATCTTCTGTACCTCTTGAGCGATAACGCCAAAGCCAAACACACGCTTGGTAATCTCAGCACCAAGTTTGTTCCAACGCCAGCGGTATACATTGATACCATTCTGAAGCTTCTTGACAAACTTGATATCAGTTTTGAGCCGTATATCGGATGCTCCGTATATTGAAGCAGCCGTTCCAGCGGCACTAGCAATCTGGCTGAACGGGCTGGCACCACCTCCAATGATTTGACTCGTATAGCCGCTACTTGTTCCTTGGTTAGTCGTACTGCTACCAAGGCCAGCCAAGCCACCAAACAAGTTAGACATCGTAATGAGCTGCGCCCTTCTAGCTTCTTGGTCTTGCTGTGCCAACCTTGCGGCATCCGCCTGTGTAGCGGCTTGGCGCTGTTCAATCTGCCCACCAATAGCTTCCTGAAGACTAGCAGGAGTAAGCTTAGCCGATAGAATCTGGCTCCCCATACCCGGCACACGCCCTTGTGCAGCTATGCGACGACCTTCAGCGTCTTGCAAGGCAGCGGACATCTGACGCTGTGCTAGCTCTTCCCGCTTCTGCTGCTGTAGCGTCTGTAGCTCGCCCAGAGCAGTAGAGCCTAGACCAAACTGTCCAGCTTCCATGGCCTGCCGCTGTGCCAAAGCTCTATCATTATCAGTTGCGTCTCTAGCTTGCTGAGAGATTGTTCCTAGCTGTGCTTTGTAGATAGAATCATCTAAGGGATTAGCTGTTGCTCTTCCAACATCACTGGCAAAAAGGTTGCCATATATATTACCTAGCTGGTTAGATGTGTCGCCTACCTGACCATATATGTCCCTAGCTGCTAAGGTCTGTGCTGAGAAATCAGGCACCAGTGAACCTCTGTAGAGTTCAGGAGTCTGTGTAAACTCATTCCTGATCTCTGGAAGTATCTGTTCAAGGAAAGGCTCTACCGGAGCATATGGTAAGATCTCACCACTGCTACTAGATTGCTGAAACGACGGTGCTTGTACAACAGTCGGAGGAGGAGAGCTAAATATACCACCCATCTTAAAGCCTTTTTGTAATAGTTACGTTCTTAACTGTATATCCCATGGGACCAAACCTCCGTTGCCAGCCTTTTCTGCCGGGTATTTCTACAAACTTAGCGCCTTGCTTTCGGTAAAAATCTTCCAAGGCTGGCATCATTGTTTCAAAGTGAAACTTACCGCCTGTAGATTCCGAAATAATTCCTGTTTGTTCTGGATAGTTAGCAACACCTATCAACAAACAACCTACTATGTCTTGACCTTCTACAGATACCCACAGATCGCTGAAACCTGTTAAGAATTTATTAAACAAAAACTCTGGCTTAATATATTCTTCATTGTTTGCCCGTAGAATGGACTGCCTGACAAACTCTACGCAATCTGCGATCTTATGGTGAACAGCAGGGTGATTCCTGTTTACCCTGTTATAGCTTAACCCATGCTCCAGCGGAGTTGTAAAAGTATATTCCCTCTCCTGTGCCTGGGTTCCAGCTAGTGCCGTCTGCATATCGGATGCTTCCTTGTTGTGGCTTTGTAGGAGCTACTGTAGTTACGTCCAAGTGTCCATCGCGTACCAAGTCCAAGACAGGTCTAATCTCTAGGAACATGTTGTCTATAAACTTTGGAATGTCTTCCAACGTTGTGGGACACATCGTAGGATCAAAACGTAGGTACTCTCTTGTCATCGATCAGACACTATTTCGGACTCAACAGCGTACCCAGATAGCCTGAACTGAGTAACAGACTCACTCTCTATCTTGATAGCCATGTACCTGCCACGTACTCTGCAATCTATCTTACTATCCACGCCTATGTTAAAGGCAACTGAGGGGCTGTACGTTACGCCAGCATAAGGATGTAGCTCAGCGCCTATACTGATGTTAACTATCCCAGTGCCTTCTATGCGAGGGAACACCCTGCTTATGGCTTTAACAGCATCTGTGCGCCCCGCATGTAACCCCCTGCGCTCAAGCGTAGTCAAGAAGTTGACACCGTCGAAGGTAGTACCAGAGTCCGTTAAGAAGAACTTAGTATCGGATGTGCCACACATCAGCAGAGAGTCAATAGCAGGATTGTACTCCTGCTGTGCCCATGCAAGCGCACTGGCTTCCCATACGCCCGTAGCTGCTGCCCAAGTGTTCGTAAGCACGGGGTCTACCAAGCCCTTGGCAACAAAGTTCAAGTTAGGCAGGTCTCGCGTAGTCCATGTATCGTCTCTGTAGTTCCAGATAAGGGCTGTGTTGGCGAACCCATTGGCAGAACCTGTTCTGGGGTAACAAATCCAGACCTCATTCTTGATCTTATTATGGGCTAAGAATGTTTTATAGAAATACGTAGAATCAATCTCGCTGAACAGAAAGGTTTTCATACGGTCGTCTATGACGCTTTTCAATGCGTTACCATTGTGGATCAGTACGTCATTGGTAGCCATCATAACATGGCGACCATCGCCCAGGTCTACCACAGCGTCTCTGCTGAACAGCCCGGTGTCTTTAAACTTCTCACGAATGTTAAAGGTAAAGGAACCACCAACGTAGTTCAAGGCGTAGACACTATCTTCTTTGTAGACGATAAGCTCGTTACCCAGCTGCAAGGCATTCAGGACATGTCCCTTAGTACCTGTCAGAGATGTCTCTGCTGACTCGCTGGCTGTGCTGGCAGTGTTCCAAGTGTTAGCGCCGTTGGTACTAGCACCAGCAGGGATAGCATCGCTCCACCGGATAGTGAATGGCTTAGCCGCGCCACTGTCCGTAAGATTTAAAGCTACCAGATGATTTCTGAAAGGTACGATGGTCTTGCAGCGTAGCGTAGAGGGCCAGTCTGTAAGATCAGTAAACTGCGAGCCGCCTTGGACAAAGCTCTGGGGAACGTCCAGACCATTTGTGCAGACAAGGACGCCACCTAGGACACCTCCCTGCCAGTTGTTAGTAGTACCTGACAGTGTGGTATACGCGCCTGATGCCCTAGTTACAGAGCTGTGCGTAACACCGCTGATCTTGTAGAGATCAGTTAGCCCACCATATACCCACAAGTCTGTTGAACCTTGTAGCCAGCTGATTGCCCAATAGGGAGCAGCACTGGGAGTACCTAGTACCTGAGAGTGCCCTAGAATCTTACCTGCCTTGCCGTCTAGGAAACGTACATTAACACCATCATTGAAAAACGTGGTAGGCATATCGTATGGTGACAGGTCTTTATTGACAGTAAAACGAGACTGCCCGGAGGATGTAACATCAAAGAACTGTTTAGCCATTCCCGGTATCCGTAATTTCTACCCACACAGTAGAGTCAAACTCTTGAAGAGACACTAAGTTAATATCGTCCTCCATGAGGATATTTCCTCCGGTTTCCTGTATAAGACAAAAGTTATCAAGAACCCAGTTAGTAGTCACAGCGCACCTCTACGAACCAAGGAGCCAGGATCGCCCTGTATGCTCGTTGTCATTACCGTGCCACCGTATCGAGCAGCTTCTTCCGCCCGCTTGACATCGTCTACAGCTTTTTCAAACACACTACCGAACCTATTTGTCTGCTCAGTATCGTTCAGGTAGATAGCCCCTTCTAGGCAAGCACCAAACAAATACAAGCTAGGATAAGCATCAAGCACATCATTGGTAACAACGCTATCAGAAAGAGACCGTAGTTGGGCAAAGTAGTTTATGCTAATGGTATATGCAGCATCAGGAGCAGGGCTGAGTTTAATATTGGTGCCCAAGTTTGTATATGCCCTGGGCGATCCGCTTACAATTGAGCCA